TGCTGTGCGTGAGCGTTCTGCAGCAATGGGTGGAAGTCCAGGAATTATGACTGGATTTAAAGCTATTGATATGGCATACCCAACTGGAATGGCTCCAGGTCACTTAATTGTTATGATTGGTTGGGCGGGTCGTGGTAAAACTTGGATGAGTTCTTATCTTGCTTGTAAGGCGTGGGAACAGGGATTTAAACCTATGATTGTATCATTAGAAATGACCCCAGAGAATATGCGTGACCGCATCTATACCATGCTTGGCTCAGGTTTATTTAGGGCTTCAGACTTTTCTCGTGGTAGTGTTAATATTGATGATTTTGATGCATGGGGTAAGAAAAAGTTTGTTGATGTAAATAACTTTATCTTAGTATCTAATGAGGGTTCAGGTAATGTAACTCCAACAACTATTCAGGCTAAGATTGATCAGCATAAACCAGATATTGTAATCCTTGACTATCACCAATTGTTTACAGATAGTAATAACTCAAAGGCTCCAACAGAGCGTAACATGAATATTTCTCGTGAGTTTAAGAACCTTGCGGTACGAAATAATATTCCTGTAATTGATATTACTGCTGCAACTATGGATGATATTTCAAATCAGGATGGTCCACCATTACTATCACAGGTAGCATGGTCAAAGGCTATCGAATATGATGCTGATATGGCATTTGCAGTACATCGTACACCTGATACAAATATTATTGAGATTGTATCCCGTAAGAATCGACATGGTACTGAATTTGGTTTCTTCCTAGATTGGGATATTGACCGAGGAATTGTTAAAGAAATTTATGACACGCCCCTGTAAACTGGTATAATATATGTATATACTAGCCAGAAAACAGGGAGATGAAGAGACATATCAGAGAGTTTGGCTTTGACGGAATCATTTCAGATGATTCTATAATTGACATCGAAAAAACTAAATATAGAAGAGTCATCGAAGATCAGATGAGAACTTCTGGATATGTACCTGTTTTAGATCTTGACGAACAATTCTTTTTATCGTATAATTTAGATAAAGATACTTACAACTTTGAATTTTATATTTATGGTATTTATGTAGGTAAGAAAAAGGCTCAGAAAATAATTGGATTTTCTGGTCAAACATTCATATAGAAAGATTAAAATGTTGCTGGAAGCGTATAGTCAAGCCCATATGAGGGCTATTGTAAAGACACTTGGATTAGATGTGCGTGGGGAAACCTCAAACGATTTTTTGTGTCTATGCCCATTTCACGGGAATAGAGATACACCATCATTCTCTGTAAGTCATACTAAGGGGCTTTATATCTGCTTTAACCCATCATGTGGGGTAAGTGGAAACATTGTTGAACTTGTAAAAGATGTTACTCATAGAAATGATTTCGAAGCACTTAGACTTATTCTTTCTCTAAAAGAAGAATCAGCAGAATCATTTGAAGATGAACTTGCAGCACTTCTAGATGAAAAGCCAGATTTCTCAGAATTCCCACAAAACAAGTTAGATGAACTATTCAATGCAAATGATGATCGTTCTATTTCGTATTTCCATTCTCGTGGATTTTCAGATGAAGCAATTAATCATTTTAAGTTAGGTTATTCTAAGAGTCAGGATATGGTAATTGTTCCAGTTCATAGTCCAGATGGACTACCAGTTGGATTAGTTGGTCGATCTATTGAGGGGAAGAGATTTAAAAATAGCACCAATCTTCCTAGAAGTAAGACTATGTTTAACATTCATCGTGCAAAGCGTGAGGGTGGAACAATCATTATTACAGAATCTAGTTTTGATGCAATTAAACTATTTGATGCTGGATTCCCAAATGCTGTTGCAACTCTAGGTGGTCATATCTCTGGAGATAATATTGAGAATTTAAATCGTTATGCTTCAAAAATTATTATTGCTACCGATGCTGATGAAGCAGGTAGACAATTAGGTAAACAGATTGCTTATAAACTAAAGAATAAAGAAATACTATGGGCTAAGTATGATAAAACAAGTATTTATCCTAATGGTGCAAAAGATTTGGGGGATATGACTAATGAGGAAATCATTCAATGTATCACCAATGCAATACCACATTACGAGTATGCAAACCACCTTGACGAGAATTAATTTGTATGCTATAATTGAATATACAAGGGCAAAATACAGCCCACTACAAAAAACACATATATAGGAGAATATATTATGGGACTAGTAAAAGGACTTGCAGCACTAAACGCTGCACTAGATAAGCCAACAGGAAGTTCAGAAGGATCTAAGGGTCGCTGGCTTAAGTTGGATGACGGACAGAGTGTTAAGATCCGTTTTCTTCAGGAACTTGATCCTGATTCCCCAGAATACCTCGCAGAAGCAGGTCTGGGTTTTATTGCCGTAGAGCATACCAATCCAAAGGACTATCGCCGTAAGGCTCTATGTTCAGCAGACGACCAAGGTCGTTGCTATGGTTGTGAAATGCACCGCCGTGATATGAAGGCTGGCTGGAAGGGTCGTAGCCGTCTTTATGTAAATGTTCTTGTCGATGATGGCAAGGAAGACCCTTATGTCGCAATCTTTTCTCAGGGTGGTGGACCAAAGTCTGCTACTCCAGAAATCATTCAGTACGCAGGAGAAACTGGTTCAATTACAAATGTCACATGGCGTTTGAAGCGATCAGGCGAGAAGACAGATACTGCTTACAGCATTATCCCACTTCCAACACCAGATATGAAGCCAGTTGATTTGGAATCATATGAACTATTTGACCTTGAAAAGTCAGCAGTACGAGATGTACCTTATGCAGAACAAGAACCGTTCTACTTAGGTCTTACATCAGATTCATCAGAAGAAAGTGCCACTTCCTCTAGCGTAGAATGGTAATAAATGTTATGCTAGGGGTGGTTGGTAATCAGCCACCCCTAGTCTATTTATAAGGATAATAATGACAGATTTAGTTCACCTACATGTTCACTCGCAATACAGTCTTATGGACGGATTATGTTCTCCACATGAATTGCTTAGTGCAGCAAAAGATTTAGGTCAGACAACCGTTGCGATTACAGATCACGGTACATTATCAGGACATCGGGATATGCAGAAAGCAGCCAAAGAATTGGGCATGAAACCCATTCTTGGAGTAGAAGCATATATCTCTGAAACAGACCGTTTTGACAAGCGTGACATCAAGAAGCGTGATGACAACACATCTGTATTTAATCATATCATCCTACTTGCTAAGAATCAGCAGGGACTAAAGAATTTACAGAAACTTTCAGAAATTGCGTGGACAGAAGGATATTACCGTAAGCCACGAATTGATTTAGAAGTCCTAGACCAATATGGCGAGGGATTGATTGTGCTATCAGGATGTCTTAATGGATTAATCTGTAAGGCAATTGAGCGAAATCAGGAAGATAAGGCACGATCACTCGTGCAATGGTTTAAAGACCGATTTGCTGATGATTTTTATATGGAAGTACAGCCACATAATCCAGTTGAGATGAATACGAAACTCCTGGAATTGGCAGATGAATTTGGCGTTAAGCCCGTAACTACTTCCGATTGCCATTTTGCTACGGAAGAACAGAGGGCGGTAGAAGAAGTTCTGCTTATCCTCTCAACTAAGCCTAAAATGGATAAAGATGCCACATATGAAACTGGTAAGAAAATTAAGGATATCTTTGACCGTTTCAATCACCTATATCCAGATCGTCCCATCTCATTTGCAGACATTGATGTATACCTGCAGAATCGCAAGGATATTGGCACATGGTATGAAGAGGCTGGAATTACTCGTACAGATATTTATGAAAATACTCTGGAAATTGCTGACAAAGTTGGCGAATATGATTACTTAGAAAACCTATCACTTCTACCAAAGCCAAAGAAAGATGCACATACTCAACTTAAGCAGATGTGTATGGATGAACTTCAGGTTCGGGGACTCATCGATAATGAAGTGTATGTTGATCGACTCAATGAAGAACTTCAGGTAATCAAGGATAAAGATTTTGCTTCATACTTCCTAGTTGTGGGGGATATGATTAATTGGGCAAAGGATAACAGTATTATGGTGGGTCCAGGGCGTGGATCTGCTGCTGGATCACTAGTTTGTTATTTGATGGGTATCACGCAAGTAGACCCAATTAAATACGACCTATTGTTCTTCCGCTTCATTAATCCTGAGCGTAATGACTTCCCCGATATTGATACAGACTTTATGGATAAGCGTAGAGGTGAAGTTAAAGATTATCTTCGTAAGAAGTTTAAGCATGTTGCTTCCATCTCTACCTATCAGTATTTTAAGGATAAGGGTGTTGTGCGAGATGTTGCTCGTGTATTTGGTATCCCACTTGGTGAAGTTAATAAGGCACTTAAGGGAATTGAAACATTTGAAGACTTTGAGTCAAACCCTAATGCTGCATGGTTTAGAGAGAAGTATCCAGAAGTAGCAAAGTATGCTACACAATTGCGTGGGCGTATTCGTGGTAATGGTATGCATGCTGCAGGTGTAGTTGTGGCTAACAAGCCAATCTCTGACTTTGCCCCAATGGAAAGCCGTAGTGATCCCTCTGATAAAGTTTCAGGTCGTATCCCTGCTATCGGTTATGATATGGATCAGGCTGCTGAAATTGGTTTGATTAAACTAGATGTCTTGGGTCTAAAGACACTATCAGTTGTTTCTGATACGATATCCATTATCAAAGACCGCCATAAGAAAGATGTTGTTCTAAAAGATATCCCTCTGGACGATAAGGCTATCTATAAAGATTTGTCTAGTGGGTTTACGAAGGGTGTATTCCAAGCAGAAGCAACCCCATATACTAACCTATTGATTAAAATGGGTATTAGTAACTTTGAAGACCTTGCTGCATCTAATGCTCTTGTACGCCCAGGTGCTATGAATACTGTAGGGGCTGACTATATTTCTCGTAAGAACGATGGGGCATTAGTAACATATGTTCATCCTATTATGCAGGAGTTTACTAAGAATACCTATGGCGTTATTATCTATCAGGAACAAGTTATGCAAGCCTGTGTTCACCTAGGTGGAATGACTTGGGCAGAAGCAGATAAAGTTAGAAAGATTATTGGAAAGAAAAAGGATGCTCGTGAATTTGATCAGTATAAAGAACAGTTTGTCAACGGTGCTTCTAAGCACATCAGCAAAGAAGATGCGGAACATTTGTGGCATGATTTTGAGGCTCATGCTGGCTATTCTTTTAATCGTTCCCATGCTGTTGCTTACTCTATGCTCGGCTATTGGACTGCTTGGCTCAAGCATTATTATCCGCTTGAGTTTATCTTCGCTCTTCTTAAGAACGAACAAAATAAAGACACACGAACAGAGTACCTACTGGAAGCAAAGAGACTTGGATTAAAGGTTCTTCTTCCACACATCAACGAATCAGAACTTGATTTTAGTATTGAGGGTAACTGTATCCGATTTGGTTTGGCTAATGTTAAGTTTATTTCAGAGAATATTGGACAGAAACTTATTGATGTTAGACCGTTTCATTCTTATGAAGAACTACAGGCTGCTTCCAATAAAAAGGGTAGTGGTATTAGCAGTAGAACTTTAGATGCACTCAATGCAATTGGGGCTGCAGCATTTAGTGATAATTCTCGTACTGGTAAAGAGCATGAGAACTATTATGAGTACCTAGATATTCCTAAGTTTGATGTTGCTGGAATTACCCCACAAATTAAGGCACAGGTAAGCCCACTTGAAGAATTTATTGAAGAGGGTTGCTTCGTACTTATGGCTATGGTTAAATCTATTAAAAAGGGTACAGGTTGGAGTCGTGTAGAACTCGTAGATGATACAGGCTCAATTGGTATTTTTCATAATGAGAATACACAGATTGAAACAGGTAATATGTATTTCTTCTTAGTAGGTGACAATCGAATTCACAGATATGTTACAATAGAAGATGTAGTAAATAAAAAAGAAGATCCATTTGTGGATTACTTGTATGCAGAGGGATATGATATCCCAGAGGGCAAGTACCATGTTGTAGACTTCACTCCATATCGAACAAAGGCTAATAAGATGATGGCACATATTATTATTTCCGAGGGAAATAAAGAATTGATTCGTGCTATTGCTTTCCCTGCAATTTATACAAGAGCATTGGGCAAAGTAAAGCCAGGATTTAAGTGTGAAGCCGTATTAGGTCAAATGGATGATGGAACAAGAACATTTAGGGAAATTATATAATGAATGAACAATTTACAGACATTAGTCTGATGAATGTTTTAGCAGCAGCAGTGTTGCTAAATGATAATAAACTTGAAATCCCCGTTGAGATGGCTATTGCACAGTATGAAAATTTACAACTAGCAATTACTTTTAATGAGGATGCAGACTTACTAGTATTAGAATTAAAGGAGATGAATGATGACGAATCTGGATCAACTGGCGAATAGCCTACATGAAACAGCAAGAGAAAAAGGATTTTGGGATCCTGTGCACAAGATGGAGGGCGAACCATTTGTATTTTATGCAAAGCAACTAGCAATGGTTCACTCAGAAGTAACAGAAGTGCTAGAAGCAATTCGCAAGGATAAGGGGCAGGATCAAATTGTAGAAGAGATGGCAGACATCATTATCCGTGTCCTTGACTTATATGCTGGTATGAGGAGAAACGGAGATGTACTAGATTCCCTTGACGAAGTTCTTGAGAATAAAGCACAGTTTAATTCTACCAGACCTAAAATGCATGGTGTAGCAGGATAATGGATGGCTATGTACTACATGGAACTGATGGAGAAATCCTACTTGTAGTAAAATCAACATACGAAGAAGAAATTCTTCACCTTATAGAAAGAATGTTAGCAAGTCGCAGAAAAGATGTTAAAGAACTTGCATGGGAATTAGAAAAGAGTTTATATGACAACCGTAGTACAAGAGATACTAGCAAAACTAGATCCAAAGACAAGAGCAAGAGTACAAATGGCTCAAGCAGTAGAAGTAAAAAAGCAGAAAACACCCAGCGCAGGACTAAATCTCGCACTTAAAGGTGGACTAGGATATGGTAGACAGGTTCTAGTATGGGGAAATAAATCAGCAGGTAAATCATCATTCTGTTTACAGATGATTGCTGATGCACAAAAGGATGGAAAGACTTGTGCATGGATTGATGCAGAGGCATCATATTCAGAAGAATGGGCAGAGCGATTAGGTGTTAATTCTAGCGAGTTAATTTATTCATCTGCTAAAACTATCAATGATATGGTTGATGTTGCAGTTCAACTTATGGAAGCAGGGGTTGATGTTATTGTTGTAGATTCTATCTCAGCCTTACTCCCAGCCATTTACTTTGAAAAAGATGGTAATGAGTTGAAGGATCTGCAAGACACTAAGCAGATTGGTGCAGAAGCAAAAGATATGACACACGCAGTTAAGATGCTTAACTACGCAAATAAGGACACACTACTTGTTTTAATTTCTCAGCAACGAAACCAGTTTGGTTCTATGCATGCATCTCATATTCCTACAGGTGGAATGGCTGTTAAGTTCTTCTCTAGTACCGTAATTAAGTTATGGTCTTCAGAGGCTGAAGCAAATGCAATCAAGTCTGGGATCCAAGTTGGAGATAGAATTATCGAACAAAAAGTTGGTAGACCAGTAAATTGGATTATCGATTATAATAAAACTGGTCCACCAAATCTTAGTGGACAATATGACTTCTACTATCAAGGGGACTATGTTGGTGTAGATACCGTAGCAGAGACTCTTGATGTTGCAGAAATGATGGGCATTGTAGTTCGTGGTGGCTCATGGTACACTATCGAAGGAGAAAGATTCCAGGGTCGTGCAAAGGCTGTTGAATATCTCCGTGGATTCCCAGATGTATTAGATGCAATAAGGGAAAAGATTTATGCCTGAAAATTTAGAAGAATTTCTGGGTAAAGGTAAAGTCATTAAAGAAAACTTTCCAGAAACGATTGGTTCTTTCACCTGTCAGGAATGTAACGAGATAGTTACAAAAGGAATGTTTGACGAGGATAATGCAATCATTATTTGGTATTGTTCAGAAAATCATAGATCACAGGTGAGTTTATAATGTCAGAGCGTTCAGAAGTAAAGCGTGATGGTGCTAAAGCCCAGAAAAACTCTGGTAGAGGTCCATATCAAAAAGGGGATGCTATCTGGAATGATTTTGTGGTTGACTATAAAGAATACGAAAAATCTATTTCTATTAGTCAAAGCATTTGGTCAAAGGTTTGTACAGATACATTTAAAGTAAGTCGTGAGAAATACCCAGTATTAAAAATTATTCTGGGTAAAGATAATAGCAAAACAAGATTAGCAGTAATCGAATGGTCACTGTTCGAAGAGATGGAGGAAGCATGGCGGAACCAACAGTCCTAGAGGCAGTAAGCACCGTGTCAGAGTTTAATGAATTATCCGAGTATATGGATGACAAAGATTTAGATAAGGCTTTAGAATTGATTGTTAAGTTAGTTATGAAGCCAGATATCCCTGCTGCAAAGGCTCCAGAACTTATTATTTTATTGCAAGCCCTCAGTGCTAAGTTTGCAGTCATGGCAAGATATTACACGACATTTGAAAAAGGCACAGAAGCATCAAAGAAGAAGAACGCATACTATACTATTTCAGATAGTATTGATAAACTTGCAGCAGCAGTAAAATATTCGATTAGAGGTAATTATTAATGGCTAGATCAATTGTAGGAAATTTAAAATTCAAAAAGTCAGAGGGATTTGACTCAAATGAATTTGCCAAGATGGTAGAACAGGCTTATGAGTCTACTAAAAGAGACGGTAAGGGAACAAAAAAAGTAACATTTGCTCCATCTACTATTGGATATGGTCATGGAAATTGTGCTCGTTATTGGTTTATCGCATTTAATGGCGCAGACTTTGCTGATAACAATGATGCTATGTCTATTGCTAATATGCTTAATGGTACTTATGCTCATACAAGACTTGAAACAATCATTGAAAAGACTGGAGTATTAAAAGAAAAAGAGCGTGAGATTAAGAGTGAAGATCCCCCAATTCGTGGGTTCTCAGATGTTATTCTTGAATGGGATGGCAAAGAGGTAATTGGTGAAATTAAGACAACCAATGAAGCAAACTATCTTATCAAACAGGCTGGCATGAAAGCCACTGGAAACCATCTTCTTCAAATTCTTACTTACATGAAGATTGAAGGGGCTGATCAAGGATTCTTATTCTATGAAAATAAGAATACTCAGGAGTTCTGTGTCATTCCTGTAAACATGAATGAAAGAAATAAAAAGATCATTGATGATACATTTGATTGGTTGCGTGAAGTTCATAAGGCTTATGTAGATAAAACAATTCCAAATCGTGCATTCACAAAATCTCAATGGGCTTGCAAGAATTGTCCAGTAAAGAAAGATTGTTGGGCAAAAGATGCTAATGAAGGTGAAGTGATTATTTCAGCATTGGAGCCACCAAAATGATTTGTGCTTATGTTGATTGCGATAATGACTTTAATCCAAAAACTCATAATCAAAAATATTGCTCTGATGAATGTTGTCGTACAGCAACTAACATTAAAATTAAAGAAGCATATTATGAGAAAAAGGCTAGACTTGCAGGTAAAGAAAGAATTTGTTCTAGCCGTGGATGCTCTACTAGATTAAGTAGATATAATGAAACTAATGTATGTGGAAATTGTGATGCCAAGGCAGAGAAAAAAGAAAAAGATGAAATGTTTAGGAGATTAGGAATTGTCCCTAGCAAAGTTATCTAAAACTTCAGCAAAACGAGTTATGGGAATTGATGCAAGTACCAATTCAATTGCCTATTGCATCTTTGACGGGAACAATCCTGTTGAGTATGGAGAAATAAAGTTTGAAGGATCTGATGTTTATAAGCGTATATTAGATGCCAAAAGAAAAATTAAAGCCCTTAGAAGCCGCTTCAGCGTTGAATTTGTTGTTATTGAAGCAGCAGTCATGGTTAGATCAGCAAATACTGGTTTAAAAATGGCTTATATCTTTGGAGCAATTATGGGAGAACTCCTTGAAAATGGTGCTAAAGTTGTAGAAGTTCATCCGATTACTTGGCAGAGTTTCATTGGAAATAAAAATTTTACAAATGTTCAAAAGGCTCAGGTAAGAAAAGATAATCCAGATCGATCAGATAATTGGATTAAAAACCATATCCGTGAAATGAGAAAACAAAAGACATTAGACTTTGTTTCTGATATGGGAGTTAAAACTAACAGCGATAATGTTGCAGATGCAGCAGGAATTGCTTGGTATGCGGTAAAGAATTTGGTACAATAGATAGATGAGTAAGTTATACGATTCAAAATTATGGTTAGTTAAACGATATGTAAATGAAAAAAAGACAGTTATTGACATGGCTAAAGAGGCTGGATGTAGTCATATGACTATTCAAAGGGCTTTAGAAAAATATGGTTTAATTAAGAATCAAAGAAAGTGGACAAAATGACTTCCTATTCTCTTATAGAGGTTCAGTTATCTGACATTGAGGATTTAAGATTAATTAGAAATCAATGTCGTGACTTTATGACTAGAAATAATAATGTGATTACGGCAGAGGAACAAAAAAGGTGGTATAATAGTATTGATAAAACTAAACTTATTCCATATCTTTTCCTGCAAGATACAGATAAAATTGGATATGGAATAATTAGGATTGAATCAGATTATTGCTTATTAACTGGTGGACTTATAGAAAATTTTCGCAACAAGGGGTTGGGGTATAATCTTTTTAACTCTTTATGTTTAGAGTCAAATAAACTGAAAAAAGAAATTAAGTTAGAAGTTTTAAAGACAAATACAAGAGCCTTTAAACTATATGAAAAAATGGGGTTTGTTGTGACTGCAGAATCAGATAGTCTTTATTTTATGAAAAGGGAAAATGAAAGTTAACTATATACCAGTTTTTTATTTTGGGCAGAGGAGAATAAATAACCTTCAAGATAAGCATTACTTTTTAAAAAAGCACCTTGATTTTTTACAAAGTCTAGATAGTGATTCCCCTATCCACGCAACTCTAGTTATTAATGTTTCTAGTACTCACGATGAGGTGGATGTAAAACAAATAATTTCTGAATATACATTAAATATTCCTGTTGAGACAATGTTTAGAGAAAATTCTGGATATTCATACGGAGGATGGAATCATGCCCTTATGTTAAATATTTTTAATCAATATGACTATAGTTTTTTAATTGAAGATGATTATGTTCCATCTAGAAAAGATTTTTACACTCCATTTATCAATCAAGTAAAAGAAGATACATCCTTTGTTTGCACAAAACTATTTTTAAGTCCATTACATGCAGCAATATCTAATGGATTACTTCCTGGGAATAATGCTAAAAAAGTTTTTGAAGTTTATGGTAGAGTCTTTGATGTAAATTCTGGAGATAGTTATGGTCATGCGGAAATGTCTCAAGTAAATTTTCTATCCCTATTCGATTCTTTGGGCTTAAAACTAACAGAACTTTCAGAGGAATTTGAAAAACCTTTCTTAAATTTTAATTCTGAAATTATTACTTATGGGGGACAAATAAAAGCCCCAATAGAACCGATAAGGGCAGAATAATGAAAATATTAATTTTAATGGCTTATTGTAATAGACCCAAGATGGTTGAAATTCCTTTAATATCAATTAAGAATCAATCATATAAAAATTGGGAACTTGCCTTTGTAGATGATGGAAGCGTGATGTCTGGAGAAGAAATAGTTAAGACTATTTTATCAGATGATTTAGAAAAAATTAAATTTTATAATACACACGACACACCTGAAGATAAAATTAATAATGGTGGCAGCATGTTTGGAACATTTTGGAATGAAGCCTTGTATGACTCAGATGCTGATATAGCAATAATGCTATGTGATGATGATGCATTATACCCAGAATATTTAGAAAAATTAGTTGAATATTATTCTGTTAATGAATTAGTTAATTATTCTTATGGTCATGTTTCAGTTTTTGATCCTAATAGTTTTACGAATTTTGAGTCTTTAAGTTTAAATAAAAATTCTCCCTTAAACAAAACAGAAGAAATAAATCCAGTTTGCAATGTAGATGCTAGTCAAGTTTCATGGAGAATTAATAAAGTTAAGGAAAATAATATTATTTTTCCTGCACCAAAGACTACAGATTTAGATGCAGCAATTTACAACTCTATGTTCTTTGCTTTTGGTAATTGTACTTATAATGGTACAATTGCACAGTATAAAGGTGTACATTTTGACCAAATGGGAAATAGAAACCATGACCTGTATGATATAAAGGATATAACATGATAGATTTATTTAAAGTAACTATGTCAGATGATGTCGTGGATTTCATTTCCCCCGTCTTAAAATCTGGGTATGTTGCTCAAGGAGAAAAAGTAGAAGAATTTGAAGATCTACTTTGGGAAACTCTTAAAACAAAAACAAGACCCGTTACAGTTAATTCTGGAACAAGTGCTATTGATTTAGCAGTAGAATTATGTAATGTTAACCCTGGAGATGAAGTAATTTCAACACCAATGACCTGCTTTGCCACACAAATTGGAGCAATTCATCGTGGAGCAAAAATCAGATGGGCTGATGTAGACCCAGTAACTGGATTAATTGATATTAATAGTGTTAAAAAATTAATTACAGAAAAAACTAAGGCTATTATTGCTGTGGATTGGGCTGGAAGATTACCTGATTATAAAGAGTTAAAATCTTTTGGTATTCCAGTCATTGAGGATGCAGCACATTGTTGGGGTAGCCTTCCAGAAAATGTTGAGCGTGGAGACTATATTTGCTATAGTTTTCAAGCCATTAAATTTTTAACTACATCAGATGGAGGGGCATTAATATGTCCTGAAGATAAAGACAAAGAGGCTAGAAATTTAAGGTGGTTTGGATTAGATAGAACTAGCAATGAAAGTTTTAGGTATAAACAAGATATCAAGAGGGCTGGATTTAAGTATCATATGAATGATGTATCTGCATCTATTGGTCTGGCAAATGTTAAGTTGGCAAATGACTCTGTAAATAAAAGTAGAATAAATGCTAAAAAGTTTTGCGAAGAACTTTCAAACTTAGAACATATAACAGTTATCCCATTTGATGAAACATGTTCATACTGGATATTTCCTATTGTTCTTAATGGGATAGATAGGGATGAGTTTATCAAATATCTTTCTGACAATGATGTTGTTTCTAGCCCAGCCCATCATAGAAATGATCAAAATACCTGTATGATTAACTTCAAGGAAGAAGAACTCTTAGGATTAAATCATTTTAATAAAAATCAATTAAATATTCCTGTCGGCTGGTGGTTGACAGATAAAGAAATAAATAGTATTATTAGTATAATAAAGAATTGGAGAATTTAGTGAAAAGAGTACTTTTAACAGGTGCATCAGGATTTGTTGGAAGCCATGTGCTACGACATATCCTTGTCAATACAGATTGGTTTGTAGTATGCCCAACAACATTTACCCATAAGGGGCTTACAGATAGAATTCGGGTAGCCTGTGATGATATTCCAGATGCTTATAAGCGTATTAAGGTGCTTAGATGTGACTTTACCGCACCAATTTCAGCAGTTACTGCTAATGAATTTGGTAAAATTGATTATGTAATTAATGTTGCATCAGAAAGTCATGTAGATCGTAGCATTGAGTATCCTGCTCCGTTTATTATAAATAATGTCTCTCTGATGTGTCACTTACTTGATTGGGCTAGAATTGCACAGCCAGAAAAGTTTTTGCAGGTATCAACTGATGAGGTATACGGTCCAGCCCCAGCAGGTTATGCACATCGTGAATGGGTAGATCAGCATTTCCCAAGTAATCCTTATTCTGCTTCTAAAGCAGCGCAGGAGGATATTGCATTCTCGTACTGGCGCACATACGGAATACCTTTGGCTATTACTAATACAATGAATATTATTGGTGAAACTCAAGATCCAGAAAAATTTATGCCAATGGTAATTAAAAAGGTTATCAATGGAGATCTGATGAAGATTCATGCTTCTCCAGAGGGTCAAGTTGGTAGTAGATTCTATTTACACGCTAGAAATCAGGCTGATGGATTACTTCATGTTCTTAATCAACATTTTCCTCTTTACGGAGAAGCAGATATGCCAGAGCGTTTTCATATTGTAGGTGAGCGTGAAGTAGATAATCTTGAGATGGCTCAAATGATTGCAGAAGCAGTAGGAAAACCACTTAATTATGAACTAGAAGACTTCCATTCCTCTCGCCCAGGGCACGATCTCCGCTATGCGCTTGATGGTAAAAAAATTACCGATACAGGTTGGAAGTTGCCAATTCCTTTAAAGGAATCTATCCAAAAAACTGTTGAATGGACAATGGCTAATCCAGAATGGTTAAACCTATGACAATCGCTTTAATTATTCCAGTACTTAGTAGATTTGATTTATTTACTCGTTTAATGTATTCAGTTGATTGTGATGTTAGACCATATGTAATTGATAATTATGTTCATAATACAGGTGTTTCTGGTGCATGGAACGAAGGTATGCGTAGGGCTTTAGCAGACGGATATGAATATGCAATTATTACTAATGATGATGTAACCTTTGAGAAAGGTGCTATTGAAGAAATTTATAGTATTTTAAAAGAAACTGATGCAACATTGGTATCAGCGAATCAAAATATGTGGTTTAAGGGAGATGAAAGATATGTTCCTGGAGCAGACTTCTTCTGTTTCGGAATTAATATTCCAAAATTAATTAATAATTGTGGATCCTTTGATGAAAACTTTTTCCCAGCGTATTTTGAGGATAATGACATGCATAGGAGAATGAATTTAGTGGGAGCAAAAGGGTATGTTGCTAGACATGCTGTTGCTTGGCATGTTGGTTCTGCTACTCAAAATGCTGATCCAGCAAATCCTAACTGCAGTGGTGAACAATTTGGACAACTTAGAGAGTATTTTATTCGTAAATGGGGCGGTCAACCTGGACAAGAGGTATTTGAAAGACCATTTAATGATGAGACTAAAGATATTTGGGATTGGTAAATGAAATTATATAAAGATTCAGAGCAGTTATGCTTTGATGATATCCTTCTTGTGCCACAAAACTCAGATGTTTCTAGTAGAAAAGATGTCAGATTAAACACTTCTATTGGTAATGGAAGCCGAGGAATTGGACTAAAAGTTCCAGTAATTGCAGCACCTATGGATACCGTATGTGAATATGAACTTGCAGTAGCAACTAGAAAAAATGGTGGCTTAGGGATTATTCATAGGTACAATACCTTAGAGGAAAGAATTCGTCAGGTTAAAATGGTTAAGGCACACGACAGAGCAATTTGTGGTGTAGCAGTTGGTGCAACTGGAGAATTTTTATCTGAAGCATGGCAACTAGCGTTTGCAGGAGCATCAGTAATCTTAATCGATACTGCAAATGGTCACAGTGAATATGCTATTGAAGCAGTAAAAAAGATTCGTAGAACTTTAAGTAATTCAATTCACATCATGGCTGGTAATGTTTCTACATATGAAGGATTTGCAAGGCTTCAGGATGCAGGTGCAGATTCTATCCGTGTGGGAATTGGTGGTGGGTCAGTATGTACTACCCGAATTGTTTCTGGTCATGGAATGCCAACACTAGCATCCATAATGGACATTAGAGAGAGAATTAATTATTCTGATGGGGCATCTATTATTGCAGACGGTGGAATTAGAAATTCAGGAGATGCTGCTAAGGCTCTTGCAGCAGGTGCAAATGCTGTAATGGTCGGATCTATGCTTGCAGGAACAGATGAATCTCCAGGTAACTTGATTGATGGATACAAAAGTTTTCGTGGGATGGCTTCAAAAGAGGCGCAAGAGAATGGTCGTGGAATTGTGTCTGTAGTTGAAGGAATTAAAACATTTGTGCCATATCGTGGTTCAGTAAAGGATGTTTTAGATGAATTGTCTGGTGGACTTGGTAGTGCCTTGTCATATTCTGGAGCACATAATCTAGAACAATTCCACAAAGAATCAGAATTTATTAAAGTAACACATTCAAGTTTAGGAGAGAGTAAGCCACATGCAAAAAGAAATTAATAGTATTGTTAAATTAGCAGAAGAAGCCCCATCAGGAGCACCAATCTTAAAGGCAGCACTTGAGGTTACTCGTATGCTAATTGAAAAGAATATTTCATATGGAGATTCAGCACTACATCCAAACGGTATCTTTGCCAAAGGTTCAGCAGTGGAGCAGTTGTCAGCAAGAATTGATGATAAGTTAAATAGAATTAAGAATAATCAGTCTTATGCTAATGAGGGAATGAAAGATGCAGTAGATGATACCATTGGTTATCTGATCCTTCTAAAAATTGCCATTGAAAATATTGAAGAATAATGGTATAATAGAAGAGTAGGAAGGAATACAATGCCAAAGTATGACTATACTTGCAAAGATTGTAGTAATGAATTTGAGTTAGAAAAGAAGATTACTGAACCGCATCCCGAACTTTGTGAAGAATGTGGTGGTCAAGTTGTAAGAATTTTTACTCCAGTCGGAGTAACTTTTAAGGGTCCTGGATTTTATAAAACTGGAGGATAGATGGCTAAGAAATCTAAAATTGATTATACTCCGTATTTTCAAAATGATAAAATTGTGTGTTACTATGAGTTACCATTCAAGAAGGATATCATTAAACCAGGAGAAGTAATCAGGTTCAAGGGTGAGCGTGGATCTTTTAAGTTTCACAGATTAGTTCATCATATAGAAAAGAATATCCAGTGGGTAGACTGCATGGAAATTGGCGCAGGAACATTCCGATCCTTACCTATAGAAAATTTAAAGGGAATATTAAGACCCAAAAAGAGTAGGCGAAAAAAGACAGATGTCTAATGAACTAGAATTAGTTGAGAAATTCGACAACATGAATAAAGTTGTAGAGGAACTTCTCAAAGGAAATAACGCAAATCAAATTGCTAGAAATTTGAGTATGAAGCGTGGAGAAGTACTGATGCTTCTTGATGAGTGGCGAACTATTGTTCATTCAGATAGTCATATTCGTGATAGGGCTAAGGAAGCATTAGTAGGTGCTGATCAACATTATGCTATGCTCATACAAAAAGCGTGGGAAACGGTTGAACAAGCAGATGCAAATGATCAACTTAGCATTAAGACACAGACATTAAAATTGATTGCTGATATTGAAGCAAAAAGAATTGAGATGCTGCAAAAAGCAGGTTTATTAGAGAATAATGAATTGGGAGATCAGTTGATGGAAACAGAAAGAAAGCAAGAAATTCTTGTTGATATTCTTAAGTCTGTAACATCAAGTTGCGACTCTTGTAAATTTGAAGTGGCTAGAAAACTTTCTCAAGTAACTGGTAAAGTAGAACCAGTAGATGTCTGATATTGATTTTTCCGACTTTATGGAAGTCCTTAGCGGGGACTTATTTGAAGAGAAGCCTGTAACAATTGAACAATTCGTTGTTGATGAGCATTATCTAGGACTTCCTCCATTGTCTGAATATCAATATACAATGATTCGTGCTATGACACAAATCTATCGTAAAGATACATTACAACAACTCTTTGATGAAGAGGAAGCAGCAAAAAGATGGAAACAAACCTGTAATGAAGTAATCCTTCAATTAGGAAAAGGTTCTGGTAAGGACTATACATCAACTATTGCTTGTGCTTATATTGTTTATTTACTTTTGTCCTTAAAAGATCCAGCAAAATATTATGGCAAGCCTCCAGGTGACGCTATTGATATTCTTAATATTGCTATTAACGCTGAACAGGCAAAACGAGTTTTCTTTAAGGGCTTCACAACTCGTATTGATAAATCCCCTTGGTTTCAGGGAAAATATTTTGCTAAAGCATCTAGCGTAGAGTTCGATAAAGGCATTACAGTTCACTCAGGTCACTCCCAGAGAGAATCTTGGGAAGGATACAATGTGCTTGTAGTTATCCTTGATGAGATTTCAGGTTTTGAACTTGAATCAACATCGGGACATGAACAGGCTAAGACTGCTAGTGCTATTTACAAGATGTATCGTGCATCTGTTGCATCCCGCTTCCCAGACTTTGGAAAGATTATTCTTCTTTCATTTCCTCGCTTCAAGAATGACTATATCCAGCAGCGTTATAACGATGTAGTTGCAAGTAAGGAAGTAATTACTAGAAGCCATGAATTCAAGATTGATCCAGAACTTCCAGATGACATTGAAGAAAATAAATTTACAGTTGAATGGGAAGAAGATCATATCAATGCTTACTCTGTTCCTAGAGTGTTTGCCCTAAAGAGACCCACATGGGAAATTAATCCTACAAGGCACATTGAAGATTTTACCGTAGATTTCTATACCGATCCAGTAGATGCACTGTCACGCTTTGCCTGTATGCCTCCAGAAGCAGTAGATGCTTTCTTTAAGTCTCGTGAAAAAGTTGAGATGGCATTTAACAGATCTGACATTGCAGTTGGAGAAAATGGAAGATTTGCTGAATGGTTCAAGCCAGATGAGGATAAAGAATACTTTATACATGTCGACCTTGCTCAGAAGCATGACCATTGTGCTGTTGCACTAGCGCATGTTGAATCTTGGGTAAGCATGAAAATTGCGGGAACAATGACAGATGCTGCTCCTAGAGTAGTAGTAGATGCAGTCATGTTCTGGACACCAACATCAACTAAGTCTGTAGACTTTACTGAAGTTAAAGATTATATAATTCATCTTCGTGAGCGTGGATTTAGACTGAAAATGGTTACATTTGACCGTTGGAATTCACATGATATGATGCAACAACTTAAGGCTCATGGAATTAATACTGAGTTGTTATCTGTTGCAAAGAAGCACTATGAAGATATGGCTATGCTTGTGACTGAAGAGCGTGTAAATGGTCCAGCAATTAAGTTATTAGTTGATGAGTTGTTGCAACTTAGAATTGTTCGTGATAAGGTTGATCACCCAAGAAAGGGTTCTAAAGACCTTGCGGATGCTGTTTGTGGAGCAATATATAATGCTATTTCTAGAACTACTAAAGGGGACAGAGAAGTTAAAATCCATACATATTCTAGTATGCATAGAGATGAGATTTTGAAAGAAAGAGAAAAGTATGTTAGGCAAAATCCTGGAGTAATTGATGCTCCTAAAAGATCTATGCCAGAAGAACTTGCAAGTGCGCTTGACAATTTAAGGGTTATTTAATACAATAGAAGATAGTGGTAGATATTCTTATCTTAGGGTGGAATAGTTACATATTACGAGTCCAGTTGAATGGCGTTAGAAGATTCTACGCTTTCAGTGCAGGGGACACAAGGTGAATATCTACCACGCTAATTTTAAGAGGTAAAAATGGAAGTACTAGTAGTAAGTCTAATTAGTGTAACAATTTTAATACATGTTTTTGCAATTAAGCATTTCACTAAACTTTATAAATGCCTTGTTTCTATAATTGAGATTGAAAAAAAACTAAATGAAAAGACATCAGAAGTGCTTTCAATTACTTTTAAAGAAAATCAATTTTTAAAGAATCAGTTACAAAACTATAAGACAGAGAATTCTAATCTTAAGAAAAGATTAAAAAGTATCAATGATAAAATTGATTCATTCACTAAAGTATTTGATAATTAATTTATGATAGATAATAAAAAACTTACTGCTAAGAGAGATAGTTTAATCTCATTGTGTGACCTACTAGGTGTGTCATTTAATGACATACCTTTTATGTATCCCGATATTAATTTTGATAATTTTATGACTAGGCAGTTAGCCCAAGAGTCTCTCAGTTTAGATGTATCTACAAAACATTCTAATAGACTAGAAAAAATATGCAACATTCCATTTAATCGTGACAATAGAACTGCTACTGAATATGCTATTGATTTAATTTATGGCTGGTTTGCAGAAGATATTGTAATCGAATTCCTACAGATGCAGGGATTTGATGTAGAGCGTACAGGTGTAGACAAGGAAAGAGAGTTTCTTTCAAGCGGTAGAATTAAGTCTGACTTAGATATTTCAATTACCGTTGGTAAAGTGACTAAGAGTTTTGATATTTATTTTGATTCACAGGGGTATTGGAGTAAGACAGACAAAATTGATGTGCGTGAATCTAAGTGGAAGTCCCTTGAAAAAGAAGGGGCAAGCATAATATGTGCGTCCAATTCAGGGTTTGGTATAATAGATAGTAGTATCGAATACACTTTTGGTCCTAATCCTTTATGGGGTGGCAAAAATTGCGCTACAATAAAAGGTATAAAATCTAGATTAGTTAGTCCAGAAGTATTTATTAAAGATCTAAAATTAAAAATGAAAAGGAATGATTAGTTATGGCATTACCAATTAAAGGTGGCAAGATCGGAACACCATATGGTAAAAAGGGAGATGTTTGGTCTCACGGAATCCACAAAGGAGTAGACTTTCCATGCAAGGCGGGTACGGATGTACTTGCAGCAGTTGGAGGAACAGTAAAGGGAATTGGTACTTGGGGATCATCATTTGGTGCACATTCAGTTATTGTTGAATCTTCAATTAACGGTAAGAAATATTGGGCTATCTACGCTCATCTAATGAAGTCTCTTGTTAAGGTTGGAGACAAGGTTACAAAGGGTCAGCATATTGGTGAATCAGGTGGTCGTGCAGGACATCCAGAAGATGGAAATGTATTCGGAGAGCACCTACACTTTGAAGTACAAAAGACTGCAAACTGGGCTTGGGATGGTCACTTAGATCCTAAAGTTCTTTTGGATGCCTAATGTCCACAAGTAAATTAAATGGTATTCAGGCTCTTAAGAATATGAGAAAGCATCTTGGTACTTCTGGTTTTCAGGGGTGGTGTCACCGAACCTGCCAAAATGCTTGGGGTCTTCCAGTAAAATATGCTTCTGCAATTGATGCATGGAATCATATCCCAAAGGAAGCACGACATACTGATTTTGAAAATGCCCCAATTGGTGCTCCCATCTTTTTTAATATTGGAAAGTTTGGGCATGTAGTTATTCAGTCTGATAAAAAAGGCATTGTAATTGGAACAGATTCTCCAAAAAAAGATTTTGTTGGAGAAGTACCATTAACTTGGTTTAAGAAAAATTGGGGAGTAGAGCCATTAGGCTGGGCTTCAGTTTACAATGATGTAAAATTAACTATGAAGAAGTTACCAGAATAATGCCTTGGCATATTTCAAATAAAAAAGAAGGGTGTTCTGGTTATGCTGTTGTCAAAGATGACAACGGGGAAATTGTTGGATGTCATAAAACAGAAGAAGATGCTAAAAATCATTTAGCAGCCCTTTATGCATCAGAAGCAAGTAGTACATCTAAATCATATTCTATTTGGAATGGATTATTTGATCCAAAAATTTAAAGTTATATAAAAAAGGGACAGATTATTATCTGTCCTTTTTTTTATATTATCTAGTATTTATGATTAATTAGTGATATAATAGTCTTGTCAATAATAATTGACTCGGAGAAAAAGGAATTGAAAAATAAAAAAATATTAAATGTTTTAGGGGTATTACCTTTTATTGCTACAATTTTTCTTTTTACAATTTCTCCTGCTTTTTCAGATGATTCGCAAATGATTTTTGCAAGTGTTCCAGAGAATGGGACAATGATTTTACAAGCACCAGATAATGCATACTTTGATTATGTAGAGTTTGCTAGTTATGGGACACCAGAACAGTTACAAGAAAGTTGGTGTCACGCAATTGAATCACAATCTATTGTTGAAGAATATGTTTTGGGAAATGATTATGTTGAAATACCCGCATCAAATGGTATCTTCGGAGATCCCTGTGGCGGTACATATAAAAGATTAAATGTTTATTTACACTATGAATATCTTATAGAACCAAGTCCAAGTCCTAGTTTAGAACCTAGTCCCAGCCCGACACAAACCATTGAGCCAACACCCACAACAAGCCCAGAGCCAACACCTGAACCGTCACCATCAGAGACAATACAAGTAACGCCGTCCCCATCGCCTTCAGAAGTTTCTTCAACGCCTACTCCAATCTATTCAAAGACTCCAGAACCGATTGTAATTCCAACCGTAATTCCTGAGCCATCTGTTTCGTCTCCAGAAGTAACTCCAACTCCACTGGAATCTCCGACCTTACCTGAGACTCCTTTGCCATCCAATAGCGCAACTCCTGAAAATATTCCATCCATAAATGATACCACAGATGTTAAAGTTCAGTCAATATTAGACAACCTAGTTCCAGGAGAAGCGGTAACAACAGAAAGCCTAACAGAACTAGGCTTAACATATGCAGACCTTCCACCAGAAACTCCAGTTAGTTTGCCTAACGGGGTTGTATTGACTGCTAAAGTTGCAGATGCAATTCAAATTTTTAATAGTCCATCAGCAGTAGTATCTGCAATATTTACAGATCCAGGAAAAGCCCTGACTGCTATGGCAAATGTTGGTGCAGACATGACACCAAAAGTTAGAGAACAATCTCAAAAAGTTGTTGTTGCGTCAGTTATTGCTGCACAAATTTTATCAACAACTAGCGTGGTAGGGAGGGTGATTAAATAATGAAGTGGATATTAGATAAAGTTCGTGAATTACTTAACCAAACATTTACTCTTTTGGGTATGTTTATTGCATGGGTAGTTCTTGAAGGAAGTGCTAAAACTGTCGTTGGCTTTGCAATTGTATGGTCATTGATAATTTGGCTTCTTTCAATGGGATTGAGAGAAAATGATAAGGGGGAAAAAGAATGATTGATATAGTTAAAAGAATTTTTGCAGTATTTATTGCTACAGCCTTATCTGTTATCGGTGCAGGTGCAATTGTTGGTGTTAATTTCTGGCTTTCTGCTGCTATGGCAGGAATTGGTGGAGTAGCCACAGTCTTAGAAAGATTAGCAAGAGCATATGTAGAAGATGGCAAACTTACAAGAAGTGAAATTAATGCTGCATTTAATAATATAGATACAGAAGCATCAAATCCAGATACACCAAAAGCAAAGAACTAGACATATAAAAAATATAATGCTATAATAAATTTACGAGCAGGGGGCTGTCTCTCACGACCAGCCCTCTTCTCTATGCCCTAGTAATCCAATGGCAGAGATAAACGACTTAAAATCGTTACAGTGTCAGTTCGAATCTGACTTAGGGTACAAGCGTTATATGTTTAGCAGTTGCATATATCCCCACACGATGTAATGGCGTGGCAAACTGTTTACTTTAGGAGATAAAATGGGAAAGCATCACGACAAAGTTAAAGAAGCACTTGAGATTAGAATTAAGAATACTCCACAACGAGGTGGATTTAATACTCCAGGGTCTATGAACAAGAAGAAGACAGGCTATGTAAAGCGTGGAAAAGGTCGTTAAGCCTTTTTTAATTAGTAGGGTATAATAAACATATGGATGAATTAATTAATGCACTAAAGTCGTTGCTGGCAGATACAGTAACATTAAAATTTAAAGCACATGGATATCATTGGAATGTTGAGGGTGACGATTTCCCACAATTCCATGAATTCTTTGAAGAAATTTATGAAGATTATGATGGGGCTATCGACCCCTTTGCAGAATTAGTAAGAAAACTTGGTGATTATGCACCATTTAAGTTAAGTCGTTTTGTTGAATTAGCATCTATTCCAGAAACAGATGTGAGTTCTGATCCTGTGATGATGTCTGCAGATTTACTGGCTGCAAATGATGCAGTTACGGAAAAGATTAAGGACGCATTTGATCTTGCCACACGAGTTCGTGAGCAGGGTATTGCAAATTTCTTAGCAGACCGTCAAGACATGCATGCAAAATGGCATTGGCAGTTGAGTGCTGTTGTAAAATCAGAAATGGGAACAGACTAAAAATGGCTACTATCATCTGTGATATAGATGATACATTATTGAGAAATGGGACTCAACCTATTCGATCTACGATTGATTGGTTGAACTCTCATTCTTCATACAATGTTGTAATTGTAACTGGTAGACCAGCATCAACTCGTGCAAAAACAATTGCAGCATTAAAGGCTGCAGGAGTTGAGTATGATTCATTACATATGAATCCCTATTCAACATCTGAATCTAACAAGTGGAAATCAGAAATGGCAAGAAAGTATCATAATGCAGTTTTAGCAATTGACAATGATGAAGGTGCTAGACGAGCATACTCAGCAGAAGGAATTAAATCAATACACCCAAATAAACTTTCAGATAAAACCTTGACAAAGAATATCTGGAATGGTATATTTAGATAGTAAGCCTCTGTAGCGCAGTGGATAGCGCAAATCGTTTCTACCGATAAGGTCGGGGGTTCGAATCCCTCCAGGGGTGCTGTATAATATAAGCAGGAGGAAACAATGAGTGAAACACCATCAAGTGATAACGGAACAGTTACCACTACTGATACTGGAACAAAGTATCCAGAACAAAATCCAAAAAAAGATAAGTTCCCATTCGTCCATGTCAATCCAAAAAAGGAAAAATAATGTTAACTGAAAAAGAACAAGAAGTTACAAACAAAGTTTTAAAGATTGCTGATCGTTGTGACTCATGTGGAGCACAAGCATTTGTTTTAGTTAAAGGTGTATCAGGTGAACTTATGTTCTGCGGTCATCATTTTAGTAATAATGAAGAGGGACTTACTAAGTTTGCTTATGAGATTATAGATGAAAGAGACTCTATAAATAAAACTAGTGCATCTAGCAACTAGAATAATGCCTCTTTAACTCAGTGGTAGAGTGCTTCACTTGTAATGAAGATGTCGTTGGTTCAAGTCCGACAAGAGGCTCTAAAAATCCCTGCGAGTGTTGCATAATGGTAGTGCATCATCCTTCCAAGTTGATTGTGCCAGTTCGATTCTGGTCACTCGCTCCAATTCACCCTTGACTTATATCATTATTTTTGATATACTAGAATAATGACGGGTATTCTGAAAAGACTTTCCCCCCTCGTTGCGCCTCTTATGGTATTTTCCATATTGCTACCAACGGGTCAGGGAATTAGTCACGCTAAAGAACCAGTAAGAGAAAGTACTAAAGGTAAGCCAAAGCCAAGTCCTAAACCATCTATTAGTTTAGATTATAGGGATAGGGAACAGGCTGCATCTAGGTCAAAGTACCGAGTAGCATTATCTCGTGTAGGAACCCCTACAGGAAATAAAAATTTTGCTAAACTCTATGTTGCACAAAGTTATAACTGGACAGGACAACAGTTCGTATGTCTGGGGAATCTTTGGACAAGAGAGAGTGGATGGAGTCATAAGGCTCATAATAGAAGTTCTGGAGCGCATGGGATTCCACAATCCCTTCCAGGTTCTAAGATGGCTAAGTTTGGCAAAGACTGGTATAGTAATCCAGTCACTCAAATTAAATGGGGGGCTAACTATATCGATAAGCGTTATGGAAATCCATGTAATGCATGGGCACATTCACAACGAACTGGTTGGTATTAAAAGGGTGGTGGGGAGTCAAATCCCCACCATTCACTAAGGGGTAGAAAGGCTTCGACATTTTAGTAGGAAATTACTACAGCAGCACAAGTTAGATAGACTTGTTAAACGATCTAAAAAAAATAAATGCAATCTCTATGACTGCTTCCGCAGTTAAGCGTTTTGTTTCTAATTCATTAGTAACTGCTTAATATGCCGAGTGACGACAACTTAGGAACAGAAAGTCGTGTATGTAAGAAAATTGCAAGAAAATGCTAGACAATTATTGCTGTAATACTGTATAATGGAATATAAGATGGACACGGGTTCGATTCCCGTCTACTCCACAGGAGAAATATGGAAAACGATTACGAAGATGAAATTGATCAAATGATCGGTGAACTAGAAGATATTGGCGTATTTGAATGGGTTGGTATGGATGAAACTGGAGACAGAATTCTAAAGCCCAATATGGAACTGATGAAAATTCATTTACCAGATATGTACACCCAGATCCTTGAAGATCTTGATTCAGAACTTCACCATCTATTTGATTTAGGTTATGTTGATGTAGCCTTTGATGAAAATGGACCTCTTTATGCCATTAATGAAAAAGGTAGAGAAATGTTAAAAGAAAGTGGTTTGATTTTAGATATGGAAGGGGACTATGATGAAGGAACTATCTGAGGTTGATTTTAAATCAACTGTAGAAAATGGTTTTACATTGGTTGACTTCTGGGCTGAATGGTGTGGTCCATGCAAAATGCTTACACCAATCCTAGAAGAGTTAGATTCAGAATTTGATAATGTAGAATTCTATAAGGTAGATGCTGATGCAAATACCACCTTAGCAGCAGAACTTGGAATTAATTCTATTCCAACTGTTCTTGTATATAAAGATGGAGAGTTGGTCTCCACACAAAATGGTGCTAAACCAAAAGCACTAATGCGTAAGTTTATTGAGAATGCAATTCAATAAAATTATGGTATAATTAAATTAAATATTTTATTTAGGAGATATAATGTCAGAAGATTTAACAAAGGGTGAGGTTTCAGAACTTGATGTACCTACACCAATTAGCGGTACAACTGATTCTGCAGGAGACTTTGAAAGTGGCAGAGATTTAGAAGCAAATAAAGAGCAGGACTTAGCAGCAGATGGAGTAATCCTAGAAGAAACTGAATCAGAAGATCTTGCAGAAGAAGGTCTTCCAGAAATTGCTAATCCAGTAGTTGAGCAAGAGTCATATTGGGCAGGTTTCTTTAGTGCTCCAGCAAAGCCAGTACTAGATGCATCGTCTGCACCATTGGTTAGCACTACGGTTGATCCAGAAGTAGTAGTTGGAGAAGAGATTTAACTAATGGCTGATACATACAAGCCAACAGAATCTATGGCTTCAGCAGCCAATAGAGCCATCAAGTGGAAGCAGGATGGTAAAGCAACTGGTGCTGGAACTCCTGTAGGTTGGAGAAGGGCTAGTCAATTATCTAGCCGTCAGCCACTGACACTTGATACTGTTAAGCGTATGTATTCATTTTTTTCACGCCATGAAGTAGATAAGAAGGGTGAAGGATTTAGTTCAGGTCCAAAATTCCCTTCCAATGGAAGAATTATGTGGGATGCATGGGGTGGAGATGCAGGATTTTCTTGGTCTCGTGCTATTGTAAATAGAGAAAAGAAAAAGTCTACAAGTAAAGCATCATCTCCAAGTGTTGGTTCTATGGTTTCATGGAATTCATCTGGGGGAAAAGCAGAGGGTAAGATTACAAGAATTGTAAGGAATGGAAAGATTGATGTTCCTAATTCTAGTTTTACTATTACTGGAACTCCAGATGATCCCGCAGCATTAATTAGATTATATAAAGATGGAAAGCCAACTGATACTTATGTTGGTCATAAGTTAAGTACATTAAATTCAGTCTCTAAGAATTATGAAATTGATGATACTGATGAATTTCCAGAAGATGATTATGCTAATTTAGCAGAAAGTGAATTGTTAAATGAAGATAAGATTGAAAAATCTGATGAATGGCATGGAGAAGATCTTTACAATCAACTATCATCTGATGAGAAGGCTTTTGCAGATTCATTGTTAAAACTAACAAATGATATCGGACCACTAGATAAGTCTAGCGGTATCTGGATTGGATATCAGGGTGGATCTGAAAATGAGAATTTGTCAATAGGCGTTAAGTGCGGAAATTGTGTATTGCATAAAAATGAAATGAATTGTTTGATTCTTTCGCAACAGATTGAACTTAATGGTATCTGCAGACTTGCAGTTATTCCAGATTCATATGTAAATTCTAGCGGTGAACCTAAAATGGAAAAGTCTTTCTGGGGCGGATTCTTTAAGGCTAATTAATTAAAAAAATTAATTTAATATAAATAGGCTCTAGGTGAGTCTATTTTTATTTAGATGAGGAAAAATGAAAGTAATTGTAGTAGGAAGTAAGGATTGGGAGGACTACCCAACATTAAGCAGGAAGATGGCTGTCTTGATGGAAGATTGGGTATATCAAAATCCTGAAGATAAAACTTTGACTATTGTGCATGCTGGAAATAGGGGTGCAGAAAATATGGTTACAGAGTTTATTGGAAAAGTTGAAAGGCTTGTCAAGCAGAATGGATATTCTATTAAGGAGAAAGTTTATTCTATCAAAACTTTTACGGGTAATAATCCAATGATTGCCAGAGATAGTAAGATGCTTGAAGATGGAGCAGACAGGGTATTGGTATTCCAACGAGGAGAGTGTAAGCGTTCTCAAGCCTTATCTAAACTATCAGAAGCATATGGAATCAAAACAGAGGTAGTCAAAACACATTGACTATAAATAATAGAAATGGTATAATTATATAATGTCAGATAGTTACACAACACAACATCAATTAACAATTATTGTTGAATTGCTTAAGCAGTTAAATGATAAGTTTAGTATTGTTGTAGAAGAAATAGAAAATACAAAATCCGAAAAATCAATTAGACTAGTTAAAGGACAGTAATGACTGAACTAAATTATAGAGAAGCACATAAATTTGTAACAGATAATGCTCGTAAGGGATATTTCTGGGATGGATGGGACATTGTTCGTTGGATTCCAAATGAAAATGGATATACTATGAAGAACGGTGTATTTCGTAATGAGAAGTGGGGAATTGAATTCCGCTCTAAAGTAACACATGAGGGTACTTGGAAGGTTAAGAGTGTCTAACCTGCTTGAACAATTGGGTCTTGATCCAAAAGATGTTGAGTGGTATCACTTAGCAGCATGCAATACTATTATAAGTTCTATGCTACAAAGTGGGTTAGAAGATATTGCTAAGTACGACCCATTCTTTGATGGATATGAATCAGATAAAGTCATTGCAGAACAAGCAGACTCTATTTGTTTAGGATGTCCAGTTATTGCTAAATGCTTTAAAGAAGGCGTTAAGAATAAAGATCAAGGAGTATGGGGAGGTGTGTATTTAGATAATGTTGGAAGACCTAGCAAAGATTTAAATAGCCACAAGACCCCAGAAATTTGGAAAGAGTTGAGGAAAATTCATGGCAAAATCACCTTACACTAAAGAAGTTGCAAGAAAAGTCAGGGAGATAAAACCTCCATACCGTGGTATATCTTTTGATGTAGTTGAAAGAAAAGATTATGTTAGTTTGAGAGTTAAGGAAGAAGTCATTATGAATTTTAGTCCTGAAAAACAAATTTCTATAATGGAATATCTTCAACAGGTTAGATTAATAATTCAATCGTTTGGAATTAGATGTGAGTTTGAGGGGTTAAATTACCGTGACAATTGAACACCATGTTATTGTATACTTAGAAGATGAAGACTCATATGGATACCTAGTTTCTGAAGGGGTTTATGCCTCAAGAATTAGGTTTACTAAGTTAGGTATTGAGCATGATGTTATGGTACTTAATGAGGAATTTGAAGTTATTGAAGATATTAGAATTGAAATAGAGGAAGAGTTATTATGATGGAATGTCAATCATGTG